GCTGCGTCGCGTTGCATCTGTTCTACGTTCCCCGCGAAATCGGCGTCATCAGCCATTGCCCTACCCTCCACGTTTGTCAGTTCGCGGCCCGTGACCGCTTCAATGTGTCGTTTTGCTGCAACGGCCACCGCTCGCCAGCTGCCAAGATCGAAGGGCAGCGCGTCGTAGTGGCCGTGGTCGATCACGTTCATGCAATCCCTTCGGCCTGCTTGAACATGATCGTGAAACCGCGGAACGTGCCGCCGCGATTTCGCGACACGCGCATACAATCGAGCAGTCCGAGGTGATGAAGCGTTAGCGCCATCTTGTATTCATCGTTATGGCGATTCGATGGCGAGTGCCAGTCGGCGCACTTGTCGAACACTGCTTGATATTGCTCGATACACTGCGGCGTGACGTCGTAATTGCGCGCCGCCTTTTCGATGGCTGGATGCAGCTTCATGAAGCCTCCCGCAACATGCCGGCGAGACGCGCAATTTCGTCGCGCGGTTGCGGATCAAGCGCCTTGCGCATATCCACGTACTGTTCAAGCAGCCGATTGCCCACCGCACGGCAGAAAGGCCGGATGAATTTGTCTGGCACCGGACGCTTGCCCGAGCGGATGCGGCTGATATAGCCCTCCGACTTGCCCATCACCTGCGCGAGATACGCAAGCTTGAAGCCGCTGGCCGCGATGGCCACCGCGACCGCCTGAGATTCGCTGTCGATGCTGCGCACCAGCTTCACCGGCGCATCCTTTGGCTTACGTGCCCAGAACTGCTCAAGCCCTAATGCGCCTTGCACATCGTTGCCGTTGCTTTCCATTGGTTGCCTACTCTTTCCTGTGGGTTGGGGATACAAAAAAGGCCCGGAACCAAAGGCCCGAGCCGATGAAATCAAGCTGCTTTCTTACGAACCGCGCCCGCGCTCTCGCTCATCGCGTCATGCTGTCGCTTGATCGGGCGCACCCAGATCAGCGTGCGCGCGTCGAGGCTGGCATCAGCCTTTTCCATCCTGGCCGCCAGGTCGCGGCCAATGCCCCGCTGCCCGTTGCAGACGGCGGCGATGGTCGGATAGGGAATGCCGAGGTGGGACGCCACGGCCGCGGGGCCGCCAATCCGCTCCACGTACGCGTTCCAGATGGTGCGAGCTTCCATGAATGACCTATGCGTTTTGCATTGTGAATGAGTATGCATTTCGCATAGGCGCTTTGCAAGCACCCGGCCTACCCTTTAGCCGACCTTCCTAAAACCTTGAGCCGTAAGGCGTCTCAACCGATGAGCGTTTTTTCCCAGAACATAACTGCACGCCGCAAGCAACTTGGGTTGACCATTGAGGCCATCACCGAGGAGCTAAATCGCCGTGGCGTGGATGTTGCACAACCGACCGTCGCCGGTTGGTTCAATGCAAGCAGGGGGAAGCGCTGGAAGATGGACGAGTTAAAGGTTTTGATGGATGTATTGGGTACAACGTTCGACGATATGTCTCGTGATGAAGTGGCCCTGGTCGAAGGAAGCAAGGCAAAAGTGCAGCTAGGACGGAAAATTCATGGAATGAGCGAAGAGCGCGCGCAAGCACTGCTTGTGATGCTTGAGGCGATGGAAGGCAAGAACGACAAGTAACATCCGGCGATTCAACAGGACCCGCTGTTGCAAGCGCCTCACATCTGGGTGCTTGCCATTCTCCGCGACCAACACCCCTACTCCGCTCGCTTCGTCGCGCAGCTTGAGCGCACCAGGCGGTTCTCAATCGGAAGCACATAACGATGCGTCACTTAGTGACGGCACGCGCCGAAATATTGGCGCCAGGGATTACGCGTGCCTTACGGTGTAACATGAACGGCAGATAAACAACTATGCGTTTCGCGTAGAATTTCACGGCCTAGCTATGCGTTTTGCATTGCAATTGGCTATGCGATTCGCATAATAGGCTCCACGCCGCCCGAGGGGCCGGCGATGGAGTCAAAGCCGATGAGCAGCAAAAGCCAAAGCACTGGCAGCAGGAACATCAACGCCACGCGCATAAGCGGTTTGCGCACGGGATCGCGGGAAATCGAAGTAGCGGCGGTCAAAGTGATCATCATGCCGGGCTACAGCGCGCCGGCAGTGAACGACGCACCTAAGCTGGAAGCCCCATTGCCGGAGCGTCCCGGCGCATGGTTCGCCGAGCGCATCAAGGCCGCCGCACGCGGTACTTGGAATGACACATGGTGCGTGTCGCGGCGGAATCGGTCTCTGCCGGACGGCCAGCAATACGAATCCATGATGGGCGCCGATGGCAAGCCGGCTGTTTTCGGTTCGCAGGCTGATGCGCATGCCGCAATTCGTCTTGCGGAGGCCGCATGAACCGCTCCGCCTACTATGCCGCCCGGCGGCAGGCCCGCGCGGCGCGGCGCGCCTGGTGGCTAACACTGAAGGACCCCCACGCATCGTCCATCCATCGCGCCAGCGCCATGGACAACGCGAACGATGCCGTACGGCGGGTGCCAGGCGGGGTGTCCTTCCCAGTGGTCCCGCCGGTGATGCTGCCGGGCTGGTATGCCCGCCGCTATCTCGTGTTCGCCAACATCCGCGAACGCCACGCGCGCATAAAGATCAGCAGCGCTCTATCGCGCATGGTCGAGCAGTTCGCGCCGACTGAGATGAGGGCCGCGGCATGAGCCGGCGCCATGACGAATCACAAGCTCCGCTCAGCGTGCTCGCGATCATCGATCGCGCATGGGCCAAAGCGCATGGCGACGAAGCCCGCGACCTGTACCGCGCGCGCACGGCCATCGCCGAGCTGCTCGAATCGTCCCGCCGGGCATGCCAGTCCATTCCCGCCATCCGTGAATTGATCGTTGCATTCATGGGCGCGGATGGTGCGGGTGTCGGCGGTGCTTACCGCGATCTGCAGGACCTTCAACAGGCCGTGCAGCGCATGGAAGCTGCAGCATGAGCCTGTCCATGGCAAAGCCTAATCCCGTTGCCGTCCTGGCCGCCGTGGTGCGCGACATGCGTGCGAGTGGCGACACCGGCCACGTTGAAGACCTTCTTCAAGCAGCCGCCGAAGTCGCCGAGCTTGCCGCCGCATCCCGCGCCCTCTGCGACCACATCACCTTTCGAATTGATGACCCGCGCATGGCGATGCACGACCGCCTGCGCTCAGCCCTCGCCCGCTTTGGAGACACCACCCCATGACCGCCACCGTCTACCCCGCAAACCTTTTCCTCATGCGTCGCGTGATCCGCATGCACGCGCACGCCGGCCCCGTCACGACGCAGCTCGCCGAGCGGCTAGCGCTTCGATCGGTTAAGCAGGGGCATTCGGTTGCGTCGGCGCTGTCCGCCGCGACCTGCTACCTGCGCAACGTCCGGATCGTTGCGCCGAAGGACTGCGCGTGAAACAGGCGCTGCGAATCCTTGCGCAGGTTACAGCGGCAGAGCTGATCTGCATCGCTGTTATGCGGCTTACCCGATAGAGGGTCGCGACATGAGCGTCGACGTAAACAACGGTCGTCCCGATTACGGCTTTTTCGCGATCGTGATGCTGTCCGCCATCTTTTTGGCCATCCAAATGCACGGAGCTACACACCTATGAGCAATCCACTGGACGAGGCAATTTGCGCGCTTGCGCAAGCGAAGATCACCGAAGCTGTCGCAAAGGATGCGCGCATCAAAGCAGAAGATGCAGTGATCGCGCTGTTGCCGAAGAAGGACAAGGGAAGCGTCAGCAAGAGGGGAGACGAGTACAAGGCGGCCGTGACGTACGGCATCAATCGCAGCGTTGATGGCGAGGCGCTGACCGCCATCAAGCGCGAAATCGCGCCCGAGCTGTTTGACCAGGCCATTCGGTATAAGCCCGAAGTGATCGAAAAGGGCTTCACCGAGTTAAAGGACTCCAACCCGGACGCGTATGCCCTGCTTGCTCAGGCCATCACATCGAAGCCTGCAAAGCCACAAGTCGCAATCGAACGCCTGAAGGCGCAGAACGCGGACAACTATGAGGTAGCCGCATGATCAGGCGCGCAGCGCTCGATATCGAAACTCTTGACCTCGCACCTACGGCGGTCATCCTTTCTATCGGTGTTGCCGTGTTTGCGCCGTCCGGTGAAGTCGTTGACACCTTCTACAGCCCATTGCGGCGTGACGATCAAGAATGGGTAGGACGCACTACCAATGCCGACACGCTGGCGTGGTGGCAACAGCAGTCGCCGGAGGCTCGCGCAATCCTCCACACCAAAGGCACTGCCGTGCATTGGGTACTGGAAGACCTGAGTCATTTCCTCACAAAACATCAAGTCGAAGGCGTTTACGGCTGGGGCGCTGACTTCGACAACGCGACCGTGCGATGCCTGGCGCGGTCACTAGGTCAACCTGAGCCCTGGCACTACCGCATGAATCGATGCGGCCGAACGGTTGTCGCGCTCGCTGGCAATCGCATCGTGCCGCCCGAGCGTGTCGGCACGCACCACAACGCGCTTGACGATGCAATTTTCCAGGCTCGCCACATCGCATCTGCACTTCGTGTACTCACCCCGGAGCAATAGCCCATGGCAATTTCCCTCGCCTCCATCAGCAAGACCACGCGCAACAGCAAGCCGCCACGCGTGATCATCCACGGCGCGCAAAAGGTCGGTAAATCGACCTTCGCCGCCGGAGCATACAACCCGGTCTTTATCTGCCTCGAAGACGGTCTCGATGGCATTGAAACCACTGCGGTTAACGACGGCAACGTCGTTGAATCATTCGCAGACGTCATGTCGTGGCTTGACGTGGTCAAGCAATCCGATTTCGGAACTGTC